GTTCTTCATCGGCAAGGGCGGTGCCATGACCGGACGCGGCGGCAACATCGTGATCCTTGACGACATCTTGGATGAACAAGACGCTTTGTCCGAGACTGCGATGGAGAACACGTGGGAGTGGTACACCTCCGGCCCCCGGCAGCGGTTACAGCCAAACGGTTCAATCGTTGTCATCAACACACGCTGGAAGACTGACGACCTAAGTGGTCGCTTACTTCGCCAGCAGGGTCAGTTGAAGTCTGACCAGTGGGAGGTGATCGAGTTCCCTGCCATTTTGCCGAGCAACAAGCCCCTTTGGCCGGGATACTGGAGCCTTGACGAGTTAGAGAAGGTCAAGGTTTCCATTGGCATGAAGAAATGGCAGGCGCAGTGGCAGCAGGCCCCGACCAATGATGAGGGTGCCATTTTGAAGCGTGAGTGGTGGCGCAAGTGGAAGTCTGAAACTCCTCCGCCTTGTGAGTATTTGATCCAGACGTATGACACGGCGTACAGCAAGAAGGAGAGTGCTGACTTTTCTGTGATCAGCACGTGGGGCGTGTTCACCCCTAATCTTGACTCGGGCCCGAATCTGATGCTGTTGAACGTGAAGAAGGGTCGGTGGGACTTTCCGGAATTAAAGCGCATTGCCAAGGCCGAGTACGTGTACTGGAATCCTGACAATGTCTTGATCGAGGCCAAGGCGACGGGCACGCCGTTACAGCAGGAGTTGCGCAAGATTGGAATACCGGTGACCATGTACAGCCCGGGTGGCAGAAGAAGCGGACAGGACAAGGTCAGTCGAGCCAACGCGGTTGCTCCCCTTCTCGAATCGGGAATGATTTGGTACCCAGAAGATATTGAGTGGGCGCAGGAGATGGTGGAGGAGTGCGCTGCTTTCCCGAATGGTACGCATGACGATCAGGTGGACTCAGCGGTCATGGCTTGGATGCGCTTTCGGCAGGGCAACTTTATATCTTTGCTTGATGATGATCTGGAGGAGCCGGAGCCTGCGGATGACCAATACGAATACTACGGTTGACACGCCCAGCACCACCAGTAGAATCGGGCAATATTCACCAAGGACCCCGGACCATGGCCCAAGAACCGTCTTCCAAAGAACTGCTCGATGCTGTTAAGAAACAGGAGAGCGGTGGCCGTCGTTACAAAGCCGATGGTAAAACTTTGCTCGAAGGCCCGATGACCAAGTACGGTACTGCCAAGGGCGAGATGCAGGTGTTGGACAGTACGATGAGAGACCCGGGCTATGGTGTCAAGCCTGCAAAAGATGACAGTCCTGATGAGCGGGCCCGTGTTGGCCGAGATATATTGGAGGCCTTTGTCAAGAAGTACAAGGATCGCAACATTGCCTTGGTTGCCTATAACTGGGGACCGGGGAACACGGACAAGTGGCTGAAGAAAGGCGGGGACTTTGCTAAGTTACCCGAGGAAACGCGCAACTATGTGGCCAAGATTACTGGCTCGCTTGGCACAACCAAGGTGGCGCAGGCTACCACCAAACCCAAGTCCGGCATACAGCGTGCTGTGTACAAGGCGGCACCTTTGACCCATCCGATGTTGTCGCAACTTGGCCCTAGCTTCCAAGCTGCCATGGCTGTATCGATGTTGGCGGATGAGGGTGAGAAAGAAGGCAAGAGTGAGGACGAGCCGAGCGAATCGGAGAAGATGCTCACTGAAACCACAGCGCGGCCCGTGGCCCTTGCTCAGGCAGACTTGGGCTTTCAGTCCCCATTTCCGGAAACCCAAAAACCACAGCAGCCTATCAAGATGGCAGCGGGCGGCGTGCCTTATGTCCCTATTGCTTTTGTTAGCCCAACTGCCAAGAAGCAGCTGGAAAATATTAAATCGGAATGGGATGCGTACAACACCAAGGCTACTTCGTACAACGATGAATTGACGAAGTATTCTGCTTTGGTTGATGCGTATAACGCAGGACCGAGGACCACGGACTTTACGGGCAAGGAGCCCACGGCACCCATTCAGCCGACAACCTCCGTGGAAAGGTACCAAGCCCTCGCGGATAGTGCAAAGAAGAGCGCGGCAAACAGGAACTTGGCGCTAGGTGTGGTTTCTGATCCGGAACGGTATGGCTTGAGCATAAATAAGTTTTTTGCTGACGGCGGCGTTGTACACAGGGCAGGAGGCTCCCCTGAAACAGGCGAGCGCATGACTCCTCAGCAGATTGAGCAGATTGCTGCTGACCAAGTTGCGCTCAATACGTACTATCAGCCTAAGGCCCGCCCGTCTACGGGCATGAACAGAAACATCACGTATCGCAGCGGGGAAGACACGGGAGCGTTTCTTCAAGGTATGACGGAGCTCCCTTATGATTTGATAGGAGCGCCCCGCGATATCTCCAACATGATCATGGCTCCGTTTGGTTACAGCGTAGAAAATCCTGTGATGGGTTCAGCGTGGCTCAAGGAACAAGCCACTGCGGCAGGTATTCGTCCACCTCCCCCTACAAACCCAACTCTTCGCGCATTTTATGGTGCGGGCGAATTGGGTGCAGGCCTTATGAACCCCGCAGGGGTTGTGCGCAAAGGCGTACAAGTTGCAGAGGCCGGAACAGCAAGCGTAAAAAAAGCGGCAAACATGCTAAAACAGATGCCGCAAACTGTTCCTGCTGTCCCTGTTGCCCCTGCTGTTTCTTCTCCCGTTGCTAATCCTCCTTTTCAAATTCGCCCAATGGAGCCCCCCGTTGCTCCTGTTCAACAAGCCGAACCTTTACTTCCGCCTCCCGCAGAAGTAGCCGTGCCGCAAGAAATGCTGCCTCCTCCTCCCGCAATGACGGCGTTGCCTGAGACACCTCCTGTTGCTCCTCCAATGCAAGTGGGAGTGCCCGCAGATCGCCCATTTGTGGGCCGTTTGGATGCGTTTGTTGACACCATCAAAAATCCTGTACAGCTTGGCCAACTCAAGGGCCAGTTAAAAGGCAAGTTCCGCGACTACGACCTTGAACGGGTGGAACGTGCGTTTGCTGGCATGGATGACAAAACCAAGTTGACCCCTGATCAAATCAAACAGGCGTTGGGAGGAGTCCACTCACCCGGTAAGTGGGTTTCAGAAACGTTGCCTCCCCAACAGGGCAAGTTTCATCAACAAACTGACAATGTATGGGGCAAGGAGCTCGGCACCACCAACTTGTACCTTGAGCAGCCCGCTGAAAGACTAGCTGCCACTAAGCTTTTGGACGAAGGCCAATCCAGTATTACCGCATTCTTAGCCAACTCCCCTTCAATGCCTACTGTGCAAAAATTAGAGGGCACGAGAAAGCTGTTGAACGATCCGCAAATAGAGCAGATTGCTGGGCCAGAACTTGTCAACAACTTAAGATTAAAATTTGATAAGGCAGAAAACAATATTAAGTTAATTGATGAGTTTCAAAATGAAATTAAGCAGATTGAATATGGTTTTACCGATCCGGGGATGTACAAAAATGCCCAAGGTACACGTCCATGGTACGAAATCAAGGATCAATATCTTAAAGATAAAAAAGATGCACTACAGCAACAGTTTATACAGCAGGGATCAAGTCCGACTGCTGCTTACATTGCGGCAATTCAAGGAACAAATACAGATATTGCTTTCCAAGAAGCAGGTGTGTACGCTTCAAAGAGAGTTCAGGAAATGGCTGTGGAACGGGCACGTTCACATGGTATTTCCGCACCCAACTTTTCGCTGATTGACTGGAACGACCCTAATTTAAGGCCCATGTCTATTACAAACAAAGAGTTTGGGGAAAGCGTAAAAAGTGTTTTAGAGCCCTCGGTTCAAACTGTACATGAAGCTGCCAAAAATGTTCAACGCTTTTTGGGTGATGATGTTAAAGAACTTGGCCAAAAATTAATGTCGGTTGCGGCGTACCGAGGCAAACACAAGGCAGTAGCTGCGGGGCCATACCCTGTGGGCTTTACTCGTTTCTCAGAGCATGAGGCAACCATTCCCGGCATGGGAACATTGGAAGGACGACACTTCCATGAGTTGCAATCTGACTTGTCTAAAGATATGCGGGCAAAGGGCCATACCCATGGAAATCTTGCTAAGGATCAAACAGAACTCAACCGCTTGCGGGCGGAATTTAAACAACTTCAGGATGCCGCGTTTGAGGATTTACAAAAACTGCAACAAGAGCGGATTGCAGGGACGGTGGATGATGCAACATCTGCCCAAAGGAACAGCAAAATCCGAAATAGCTTGGAAGATAAAACGAAGATTTTGGAACAGCGCATATCCGTGTTAGGTTCCCGTACTCGCTCTAACGCGCCATACTCTCTGGAAGAACCTTTTGCGGGATTTGAAACCAATCAAATGGTCCGCCAGCAGTTGCTCATGAAGAACGCAATTCAAGCGGCCATGCGCGACGGCAAAAGATTTGCCACTTTCCCCGGCAATGAATCAGACAAACCTCAGCTATATGCTGGCAAAGTACTACCCAACCTGAAACAGGTGATTAAAGATTTGGGCGGAGAAAAATCTGGTTTAGAACTTCGCCAAATTGAATTGCCACCAGATAAAAACGGCAGGCCCATTACTGCAACAGGAATTGTTTGGTCACCGGAAGCCGCCGCACGTATCGTTGAAAAAGGCGTACCGTTTGCAAAAGGTGGTATGGTAGAAAGACAATCGGCTGACACCCGCAGATACTTATAAGGACACAACATGCCCATCGAAAAACGCATCACAGGCGATGACTACCCCGACGCAGGGATAGATATTGAAGTTGAATCCCAAGAAGCCCCCGAGGATTTACCGGATGTAGAGATTCAATTTGACTCTGAGACAGGAGACCTGCTGGTCAACATTGGCAAGGAAGACGACGCTGACGTACCTTACGATGCCAACTTGGCCGAGGTCGTCGATTCAGACATCTTGGGCAAGATCAGCGGCGAGTTGATGATGCTGTTTGATGCCGACCGTTCTTCCCGCAAGGATTGGGAAGACCAGTACAGCAAGGGCATGAAGCTTTTGGGCTTTACCATTGAAGAGCGCACCAAGCCATTCAAGGGCGCAAGCGGCGTAAGCCACCCTCTGTTGACAGAGAGCATTGTGCAGTTCCAGTCCACCGCGTTAAAGGAACTCTTGCCCTCCGAAGGTCCCGTGCGCACGCAGGTGCTGGGCAAGGAAACACGTGAAAAGCTCATGCAGGCCGACCGCGTACGCGACTTCATGAATTACCAAATTACTTCGGTGATGGAAGAGTACACCCCCGATTTTGATCAACTCCTGTTCTACACAGGCTACGGCGGCTCGACCTTTAAGAAGGTCTACTACGACGAAAACAAGGGTCGCATGACCAGTGCGCTGGTGCTGCCCGACAACTTGTACATCCCGTACTGGGGTAGCGCTGTCATGAGCGAATGCGAGCGCATCATTCACCGCGTTCCAATGACCACGAACAATTACAAGAAAGCAGTTGTCCGTGGCCAATATTTGGATGTAGCGCAGCCCCAGTCCTTGAATGACAACGGCCAAAGCACCATCAAAAAGGCTGTGGACAAAATTGTGGGCATATCGCCAAACGCTGAGGAAGAAGAAATCAGCCTGCTTGAGTTCCAGTTGGATTACGACTTGGAAGGTTTTGAGCACAAGGATGAAGACGGTGAAGTTACTGGCATTGCGTTGCCCTACATCATCACGTTGGACGAGAACACCGGGGATGTCGTCGGTATCCGCCGCAACTGGAAAGAGGGTGACAAGCTCTTCAGGCGCAAACAGTACTACGTCCACTACCGCTTGGTCCAAGGCCCGGGGGCCTATGGCCTTGGCTTCTTACAACTGGTCGGTGGCCTGTCCAAGACCGCCACTGCTGCACTGCAACAACTGTTGGATGCCGGTACGCTGGTGAATCTGCCTGCGGGCTTCAAGGCCAAGGGCGCACGGATCATGAACGATGACGTGCCGATCCAGCCGGGTGAATGGCGTGACATGGATGCGGGCGGCATGGAACTGCAATCATCTTTGCTGCCGTTGCCGTACAAGGAGCCAAGCCAAACACTGATGGCGTTGCTTGGATTTTGCGTAACCGCTGGCCAACGCATGGCCAGCATCTCTGACATGCAGGTTGGCGACAGCAATCAAAACGCTGCTGTGGGAACGACGATTGCTTTGCTCGAGAAGGGCAGCTCGGTCATGTCGGCCATCCACAAGCGGTTGCATTACAGCCAGAAGCTGGAGTTTCAACTGCTTGCCAAGGGCTTTGCGGATTACTTGCCTGATGAGTATCCGTACGATGTTCCCGGAGAGAGCCGCGTCATCAAGAAGCGGGACTTTGATGACCGCATCGATGTGTTGCCGGTTTCTGACCCTAACATCTTTTCTATTGCGCAACGCATCACCATGGCGCAGACCCAGTTGCAACTGGCGCAAAGCGCACCACAGATGCACAACATGTACGAAGCCTATCGACGCATGTATCAAGCGATTGGTGTGCGCGATATCGATCAGATTTTGAACACACAGAATGTGGACAAGCCAAAAGATCCTGCAAGCGAAAACGCACAGGCATTGGACGGTTCACCGCTCAAAGCATTTGCTGGCCAGCAGCATGATGCACACATCATGACGCACATTCTGTTTGGTATGTCGCCCATAATTCAGGGCATGCCAAATGTTGCAGTGAATTTGCAAAAGCACATCTTCGATCACATTCGATTGAAGGCCGAAGAGGATACGGAAGCCGAACTGTTCAAGCAGTATGGCACCGACCCCGAAGGAATGGTGTCTTCATTGCAGCGCGAAGCAATGATTGCTACAAAGGTTGCTCAGGGCTTCCAAGAAGTCAAGAAGTTGCAGGAAGAAATGTCTGGCAATCAGGAAGATCCATTGATTGCGTTGAAGAAACAAGAGCTGGAACAGTCTGCAAAGAATGATCAGGCCAAGATTGGGGTGGATCAGGCTAAGTTGCAGCTCTCCCAGCAAAAGGAACAAGCTGACCAACAGGAAAGCCAAGCTAAGTTGATGTTGTCTGCTCAGAAAATGCAGGCGGATGCAGCCAAAATGGCAAACCAAGGAGCCAAAAATGCGTAACAAGCCCAAAGTAATGCCAAAAATGGCACAAAAAACAAAAAAACGGGTGCCAAAAGCACCCCCAAGTGGTAAAAATCCACCCGGTGTGACGTACGTTTATCGAAAAGATGCGTTCAACAAGGTAAAAATCGCGTAATTACGTGCATAATGTGAGTACACCCTTCGGACAGGGGCCTAAACTGTCTGCTTCATTGGAGTAATCCATGCTTGAATTTGCAGAAACCGTTCTATCTTCCGTTCGTCGCCTCCAAAGGGAGACGCATGAGTCGATTTTGAGCGGTGGGATACGGGATATGGAGCAGTACAAGTTCCTGATGGGCCGTCTTGAGGGTTTTCGTTTTGTTGAAGAGGCAGTAAAAGAGCTTCTCAACAAGAATCCCAATCTTTGAGGACCATACATGACAGAAGTTACTGCATTGGAACAAAAATGGGCACAGGATGCGGCTGAAGAGGCCGCTGCGGCGGCTGCAAAGGCCGTTGCTGATGCTGCTGCATCAGCCGAAGCCCGAAAAGACCACGATGAACAGGTAGAGAACATCAAGGAACATCTTCCCAAGGCCACAGGCTGGCGCTTGATCGTTCTTCCCTACCGTGGCGCACGCAAAACCAAGGGAGGCATCGAATTGGCCGATCAAACCCTTGAGCGTCAGCAACTCACAACCACTTGTGCATATGTTTTGTCTGTCGGGCCCTTGGCCTACAAAGACGAAGTCAAATTCCCCACCGGCCCTTGGTGCAAAGAGGGGGATTGGATCATTTTTGGCCGCTACGCGGGTGCGCGTATGGCTATTGACGGTGGAGAGATCCGAATTCTTAACGATGACGAGATCTTGGCCACCATAAACGACCCAGAAGACATTCTGCACATGTGAGGTAACAAATGGGAACAGCAACAGTACCGGATAGTCAGTTGGAGTTTGATCTTGGCGAAAATGAAGTCGCCACAGACATCTCCATCAATGAAGAAGGCAATGCCGAGGTCCATGAAACCCCTGCTTTTGCCGTTGACACACAGTCCAACCGCGAAGAACTCGACACAATCAGCGATAACGTCCAAAAGCGTATCTCCAAGCTCACCGCCCGCATGCGGGAGGCCGAGCGCCGTGAACAAGCTGCAATTGAGTACGCCAAAGGCCTGCAAA